CATCAGCAAGAGCAATGCACGAAGAAATCGAAGCAGGTATGTATACGCAGATGAGTTTCGCTTTTATCGTTGGCGAAGATGACTTTGACAAAAAGACACATACGAGAACAATCAGGAAGATCGATAAATTGTTTGATGTGAGTGCGGTATCATTTCCGGCTAACCCCGGAACAGATATATCAGTAGCGACAAGAGACTATTTCAACGGAGTGATTGAAATGGAGCAAGCGGAGCGACTTGCAGAGCTTGAAGCCAGACAGAAACTTGAGCTTGAAAAAATGAAGCTTAAAGCAAAGTTGAATTTGGAGGTTTAATCATGGAGATCAAGGACATGACACTTGAGGACATTGAAGCAAGAAAAGCAGAAATGCTCACCGAGATTGACGCAGCTGAGTCACAGGAAGAACTTGCTTCACTTGAAGAGTCACTCAAGGAAGAGAGAAAAGCTCTTGAGGAACACAAGGTAGAGCTTGAAGAGCTTGAGCAGAGAAAAGCCCAGGCAAAAGAAATTGAGGAGCGCAAAACAGACGCTCCGGTAGAGATTATTGAATCAAGAAAGGAAGAAAACAAAATGACAGATATCGAAGTAAGAAATAGTGCAGAGTATATTGATGCTTTCGCAGAGTACATCAAGACAGGTAAGGATGCAGAATGCAGATCACTCCTTACAGAGAATGTATCAGGTGATGTAGCAGTTCCTGATATGGTATATGACATTATCAAGACAAACTGGCTTAAGTCAGGCATTATGAGCCTTGTTAAGAAGATCAATGTTCAGGGCAACATGAAGGTTCAGTTCGAGCTTTCAGCCGGTGATGCAGTTATCCACACCGAGGGTAGCGGAGCAGTTACCGAGGAAGAACTTACCCTTGGAATCGTTACGCTTGTTCCTACTTCCATCAAGAAGTGGATCAGCGTATCTGATGAGGCTCTTGACATGAGAGGAAGTGCTTTCCTTCAGTATGTATATGATGAGCTTACCTACAAGATCGCAAGAAAGTGCGAGGCTACTCTTATCGGCAAGATCGCAGCACTTTCCACCACTGCATCTAAATCCGCTGTAAGCGCACAGAAGGTAAAAGCCGGTGCTGCCGTTACTACTATCGCAACAGCAATCGGACAGCTCTCTGCTGAAGCACAGAACCCTGTTGTAGTTATGAACCCTGCAACAAAGGCTGCATTCATTTCTGCTGCCCTTTCTGCTCAGTATTCAGTGGATCCTTTCCAGGGACTTCCTGTATATACAAACAATGACCTTCCTGCACTTTCGGGCGCAGCAGAGGACACTGTATATGCTATCGTAGGTGACTTCGGTTATGGTGCTCTTGCTAACTTCCCTAACGGAGATGGCGTTGATGTTAAGGTTGATGACAAGTCTCAGATGGAATATGACCTCGTTCGTATTCTTGGTAGAGAGTATGTAGCAGTAGAGCCTATCGCTTGCAACGCTTTCGTTAACATCACTGCTCCTGCATCAGTTTAATAGGGGGTAGCACATGGTTGGCTTAATCAAAGTACCTTTTATCGACAAGAACACAGGTGTTTACTATGAGACCGGCAAGGAAGTTGAGTTCGCTGACAAAAGGCTCAATGAACTTGTGGCTCTTGGGTATGTTGAGGCAAGAGGCGAGGTTAAGCCTGAGCCTAAGACGGAAACCAAGACAAAGAAGGTGCCTGTTAAAAAGGCAACAGCAAAGAAGAAGTAGTCAAGGTATTCCTTGACGAAAGGAGATACCAATGACGATTTTGCAAAAAGTAAAGTTGGCATTGCGCATCACTCACGATCTGTTAGACGCTGAAATTACGGATGTGATCACTTCGGCTCGGCAGGAACTCCTCCGGGCCGGAGTAGATAGCAGCGTAGCAGAGAGCGACTATGAGCTTGTGGTGACCGCAATCAAAACATACGCACTTGCGTACTATGCCAATGACGAAAAAGACGCTGAAAGGTATAGCAGTTCATTCAAGTACCAGTGTGACTGCATAAGGAAGTCGAATATAGTGGTAGAGGGGGAATAACATGTACGACAACATTGTTAAGTTCATTTCCGAAACCACTAGCGTAAACGAATACGGCGATACAGTTACAACAACGACCGAGCGTACAGTATTTGCAGAAGTGAAAAGCATAGGGCAGAGCGAGTTTTACCAGTCCCAGGCAAGCGGTTTTAAGCCTGAGATCAAGTTCGTGCTTGCAGACTTCTATGACTACCAGGGCGAAAGAAGTTTAAAGTTCACACCTTATGGCGGTTCTGAGACTACTTATGAAGTCATAAGGACATATCGAGTTGATAACAGACTCGAGGTTGTATGTCAGCGAGGGATTGAATGAGTACACCTAAAAGCGTAACAAAAATCAACAAAAACGGAGTTACTTACACTTCCGAAGTAGACAAGACGGAATACTACATTTACGAGCTCACAAGGGCAGCACTCCGAGATACCGGCAAGTTCATTAAGCGTGAGTTTAGAACACGCTTTTATGGCGAATTCAAGCGGATAACCGGCAAAGCCGGTAAGGTAACATACGGCAAGGTGTACAGTGGTAAGTCAACCACTGCACCAAGGCTTGAAATCGGTTTGCCTCATTCCCATGCCGGTAAGTCGGTAGAAGGCTTCTATGCTTACTTCCAAGAGGTTGGCACTGAGCATATTGGTAAGAAGCAGTTCTTGCAGAAGAGCGTGGAAGAGAATGTAAGTAAGATCAGGGAAATACAAAGCCAATATTTGAGCGGTCTTAACAAGGATGATGCTCAGATCGAGGCAATGATAGACGAGAAGGAGATCGAGATAGAAGATGAGTAAGACCAATTATTTGCGAGCACTGGTTCAGGCGAAGCTTGCAGCCATTTGCTCCGATACCTTTTACCACATAGCTACCGCCGAGCCTCCTAACCCTCATATCGTGTGGAACATTTCAAATGTGGATATCAGTGATGAGGCAGGACTTGACCTTGTAAGGATAGACATAGACCTTTGGTATCGTGGTGATGACTACGCAATCTTAGAGGATATGGCTGACGAGGTTGAAGCCGCCTTCAGGGATGTTAATGAGCCACAGGAGAACATTCTACCGACATTCTTCGGTACTACAAGAAGTGAGATCGAAGACACAACAGACAGAAGCCTTAATCACATTCTGATAAAGGTTGAATGTCAGACTTATGAAAGGAGTTAACAAAATGGCAGCAGTTACTTATGCAGGTACCGGAGCGGTATCTGATTCAGACTTTAAGGAAGTGACCTGGACCGGAAAGGACAAGGGCGGTAACAGTGTAGTTATCACATTCGCAAATGCCATCAATATGGGTGATATCGATTGGACATTTGCAGACAAGGATGACACAGTTGCAGCGGTTACATTCACAGCTTGCTACGCTAACACAGATGCGGCAAGCACAGCTACCACCGAGCCTTACACGATTACTATCAACGGAAGCACAGCAGGTGCAGCTGAGATCCTTCTCGGTGCTGGTGTGTTCTCTATCGGTGGTACGGATGTAGCTCTTACCAGAGGCGGTGGACAGTTCACAGCCGGAAGAGTTTACAGAGAGATCAACGCAGACGGTGACAGAGGAGCAGTAAAGGGCAGAGTTGTAATGGATGAGGCTAGACCGACGCTTACACTTAATGCACTTACATTCCTTACAAGAGTTGCAGATCTTTATCCGGCTCTTGCAGTACAGGCTTAATAGAGTAAGTAAGAATTGGGCAAGCTTCGGCTTGCCCTTTTTGGCGATTAGAAAGAGAGGTCAATATGAGAAAAATCGTATCAACAGATATATTTAAGTTTGCAAAACTTATCAAAGCAATGAACCTTAAGGAACAGCTCAAGGGGTTATTCGTTAAGGCGAATAATAGCGAGGATATTCCGAGACTCGCTAAGGAGCAGGGAGTAACCTTCCTGGGAATGATCATTGAAGATTTAAGTAATCCCGAGGTTGAGTCTTTAATTTATGATATGGCGGCAGACCTTGGCGAAGTAACCGTTGAGGAGCTCAAAGGAATGGAACTTAAGCACTTCCTTGCTCTCATTGGTGATATTTGGAAAGAAATTAAAGCAACAATGACTTTTGAAGAGATCAAAAGTTTTTTTCGCTAGCAAATAGGATGGATGGGGAGTGTATGGCTTTCATATGCTCCCATTTAGGCGGTTTTGAGTGGATGAAGTCCGTTTCCTTTACTCAAATCGAAAGCACGCTGAATGAGGCTTATAAAGACATTAAAAAGGAACTGTTATTCCGTCAGTGGTGTGCCTATGCTTCCAATCCTATGCTTAAGGTTGAGCCCTGGCAGACATTCTACAACAAGGTCAACATTGAGATCGACAACAGACCGGCAGAAGATATTCTGGCAGAGGTTCGCAAAATTCGTGAGGAGCAAAGTTAAATGCAACTATTCAAGCTTGTAGGTTCAATATTTATCGACAATGATGAGGCTAATAAGTCTCTCGCAAAAACTGACAGCAAGGCTTCAAGTGTAGCCAGCACACTCGGTAAGGGTGTATCAACTGCTGCCAAGTGGGGCACAGCCATAGTAGGAGCCGCCGCTTCAGCAGTAACCGCTATCGGTGGGACTGTCGTATCAGCGTCAGAAGCCGGTGATGAGATTGACAAGATGAGCCAGAAATTAGGCTTATCGAGTGAAGCGTATCAGGAATGGGATTATGTAATGAATCTCGCCGGTGCAGATATCAACAGTATGCAGGGTGGTATGAAAACGCTTGCCAACACTATGGATGATGCTGTCAAAGGCAGTAAGACTGCCGCTGCCAAGTTTGAGGCACTCGGTATCTCTCTCGAAGATCTTGAAGGGATGAGCAGAGAAGATGCCTTTGCAGCGGTCGTAGAAGGCTTTCAGGGAATGGAGGATAATGCCGAAAGGGCGGCACTTGCCAATGACCTTTTAGGCCGATCTGCTTCAGAACTTACGCCGCTCTTTAATCAGTCGGCAGAGGCAACAGCTGAACAGGTCAAGCAGGCCCACGATCTTGGAATGGTTATGGATGAGGATGTTGTTAAGAACAGTGCAGCTCTTCAGGACTCAATAACCACAATGCAGAGTTCTATTCAAGGACTTGGATTAAAGCTTGCAGGTTCCCTGATGCCAATAGTGCAGAGCGTAATGGACTGGGTAACGGACCATATGCCACAGATCGAAGAAATGCTTCAGCAAATTCAGCCCATTATTCAGAGCCTGTTCGAGCAGTTACTTCCGCCCTTGCTTGACCTTGCAGAGAACTTGTTCCCAAGCATTATGGATTTACTCAATCTGCTGATACCGGCGATCGGAAGTATCTTGAGTGACCTTCTCCCTATGATAGTTGGACTCTTAAATGAGATATTGCCACTGCTGATCGAGTTTATAGGTGAGATTTTGCCGATCATCCTCGATCTGCTTGATGCCTTAATGCCACTTCTTCAGATGGTATTTGACATTATAGGCCCGATCATCAAGATGATCCTTAACCTTATAACGCCACTTATCAAGCTTATAGCAGAGGTGTTGAAACCTATTATTGAGCTTGTAACGGAGATATTTGCAGACATTCTTGAGCCGCTAATGCCGGCACTGCAAGAATTGATGGATGCCCTTACTCCACTCTTTGAAGCATTAGGACCTGTCTTTATGGGTATTTTGAACGCCTTAATACCCATCCTCAAGTTAGTTGCCAATGTATTCACAACCATTTTCAGTGGTGCTCTTAAGGATGTAATGCCTATCGTAACGGATATTATTGGCATCTTTACGGATTTTATGAACTTCTTCGGGAAGGTATTTACAGGCGATTTCGAAGGAGCGTTCGAAATCCTCAAGAATATAGCAAGAAAAGCACTTAATGCGCTTTTAAAGATCGTCGCACTTCCGGTAAACGGTATCATAACAATACTGAATGGTATTATCGGTGGCCTTAATAAGATTAAGCTGCCTGATTGGGTACCGGGTATCGGTGGCAAGGGTATCAATATTCCTGAAATACCGAAAGTTGAAATGCCACAGTTTGCCGAAGGTGGTATTGCTCCAACCGGTCAAATGTTCATAGCCAACGAAGATCCATATGCACTTCCTGAGATGGTAGGCCGTATCGGCAGGAACCCTGTTGTTGCTAATAATGCACAGATCGTTGAAGCGGTAAGCCAAGGTGTTGCTAATGCTGTATCGGTAGCACTTGGCACAAGTGGTCTTGCTCAGCAGATCGCTGATGCGCTTGCCAGTGCAAACATCATAGCCAAGGTTGAGAGTGATGATGTATTCACAAGTGTTCGAAACAAGAACGCACAGTGGATAGAAATGACCGGCAGCAGTGCTTTCGGTACAATATAGGAGGTAAAAGATGGCATTTAACGGCACTTATTTAACCATAGACGGAACGGTGTTTCCTACAGCATATATGGTTATTCCGTCATATAAGGTCAATAACGAGCCTATAATCGTTAACGACTACTATGACGCTAACTATAACCGGCACATTATTAAGGCACCGGCAGAGAATGTAACTATAACCTTCAGACTCCGTCAGCAGTACAACGACACTTATCCGGCAGTGCTTGCCTTCTTTACGGATGAGATGGAAGTTACTTACTACGAGCCCAAGACCGACAGTTATCTGACGGATACCTTCACATATACCAACAACCTTACGCCTGAGATTGATAGGCAGTATAACAACAAGG